CTTACATTATACCGTTTAGCTAAATTCATTAAACTAATTTTCTCGGATAAATATATATTTCTAATTTTATTTGCTTCAATATTGGTTAATTTAGAGTTGCAACTATTTTCACCATTAAAATCCATTAAACCAGTATTAATAGCGTGTTTTATATTCTCTTTTTGAGTAATGTATTCTAAATTTAATCAATTGTTATTCTGTTTATTACCATCTATATGATTAATCACTTTATTGATACCATAATCTAAAGGTTTATCTAAAAATGCTTCTGCTACTAGTTGATGAATCATTACACTTTTTCTATTACCGTTTATAGATAAATTTACTTGTAGATAACCATTTGATCTAATAATAGCTTTTAATTCTTTTTCGGTTTTTATATTAGTAACAATTCCAGTATTAGAAATAGAATAGTTATTTCAATTATTAATTATTTGTGTTTCCATTATGTATTTTTTGATGACAGGTTTTGCATACTGTTTGTAAATTGTTATAATCGTATGCTAAATTTGATCTTTTATTTGAATCATCTGTAGATAAGAAAGAAATAATATGATGTATATCTTCACCTACTGTAATTATATCTTTAGCTAAACAGACCTCACAAAGTGGATTGTCCATCATTTTAGATAACCTTAGTTTCTTTCATCTGGTGGTGTTATACACAGCTTGTCTTGCCTTAGTATTGTTTGATTTAATATTCTGTTTCTGGGGCTTGTTGATTGTCGGCATCTTCCAAATATATTTGATGTTTGTATAGTTCTTTTTGATCTTGTTTTATCTGGAAATTTACCATTTTAAGCTTATAATCTATATATTCTAGTACTTGTTTTTCATCAAGTTCAGACAGTTCTTCCATCACTTTTAAAAGTGTGTTGTGGAATATATCCTCTGATGTTTGACACATTGAAAGTCTTTCTTTATCCTTCACATATTTATCTCAAAGTTTAGTATAATTCTTTGATATGATATTAGATACTTCAGCATTTATAGTAATTAAATTGGTTTTTAAGTTTCTATTTTTAGGATTAGAATCTACAACAGGATTCAATATTTTATCTAATTGTTCTTCTGTAATATTTCATTCTTTACAAGTGTTTTCTATTCCATAATCAAAGATGTATTGTAATAGTGTTTCTTTAGTCTGTTTTTGTTTTTTCATAGTATTGGTTTAATAGTTCTTCTTTATCTTTAAATCAGTCATTTAATATCATTCTAACTAGCTTTGATTTTGATGTATTAGTTGATTTACTCATTAATTCTAAATTTTCATAAGTATCAAATTCTAGTCGACAATTGAGAGTTTTTGTTTTGGTGTTCTTTTTCATAATTATTTGATTTTGATTAGACTACAAAATTACAACAATTTCTTAACATAAAAACTATAAATACTATTTATGTGTAAACATAGTAATGAGGTAGTTATGAAGCTAACTTATATGTTATTTATTTGAGTGATTAATTGATTTTATATGTTTAAGAGTGCTTACAATTAATATTTTAGATGTTGATTATTTTTATAAATTTTGTGTTACAGTCTTGAAGTTTATATCTTTATGAGTATAACAACACAAAAACACAAAATAATATGAAATGACAAATACCAAAGGATATTGAAAAAGATGCTACTGTTTATATGCAGGATGTATTATCTAAACTAGAATCTAGTGGAATACTAGAAGAAGTTGATAGTGCTGCACTAACTATGTTAGCTCGTAATTATTCAATGTTTATAAAGGCTTCTAAGCAATTAGAAAAAGATGGTTTAACTGTCGAAAGTGATAGAGGTAATATAGCACAACACCCATTAATCAAGGTGGCTAAAGATGCACAAACACAGGCTATGAAAGTTATGTTAGAATTTGGACTAACTGCAAAGGCTAGAACCAAACTAATACAAAAAGATAATGAAAGCGATGAGGATTCACCATTTGAGCAATTTATAAAACAAGGTAAAGAAACGAGGTAACAATGAAACTATATTATCAATATGTAAATAATGTGCTAGATGGTAGTATAGTAACAGGTAAAAATATTCAATTAGCTTGTGAGAGATTTAAAAGTGATTTACTCAGAGATGATTTAGAATTTAGAGAAGATAAAGTTGATCGAGCTATTGAGTTTATAGCAACTTTAAAACACTTCACTGGAAATCATTCAAGTAAACCATTTATATTAGAACCTTGGCAAACTTTTTTAATTGCAAATATTATTGGCTTCTACTGAAAAGAAACTGGAACAAGAAGGTTTTCTAGTTCTTATATAGAAGTAAGTAGAAAACAAGGCAAAACAGCATTAGCAGCAGCGTTATGTTTATATTATCTAATTGCAGATAACGAAGAAGGTGCAGAAGTTCTTTTAGCTGCAAACAGTAAAGAACAAGCAAAAATTGCTTTTGATATGTGTTCTGTTTTTGTAAAAGGAATTGATCCCAAAACAAAATATTTTACTCCATATAGAGCAGAAATAAAATTCAACCTCACAAACAGTAAACTTAAAGTATTAGCCGCTGATGATTCAAAATTGGACGGCTTTAATGCATCATTTGGTTTACTAGATGAATACCACGCAGCACCCACCAGTAAAGTTAGAGATGTAATAAAGTCTAGTATGGGAATGAGAAACAATCCTCATTTGTGTACAATAACCACTGCTGGCTTTAATAAGTCCTTACCCTGCTATCAACTAAGAACAGTAGCAATAGAAGTTCTAAATGCTGTAAAAACAGATGATTCTATGTTTATAGCTATCTTCTCTTTAGATGTTGATGATGATTGAACTGATAAAAATAATTGAATTAAATGCGCACCTAATTTAGGTGTAACAGTTCCTTCTAAATATATTAAAGAACAAGTTCAACAGGCTAAAAACAACCCATCAGAAGAAACTGGTATAAAAACTAAAACACTAAATCTTTGGTGTGATTCTGAGAATGTTTGGCTACCAGATGATTATATTCTAAGCTGTAGTAAAAATATTGATCTAAATGATTTTAAAGGTAAAGCTTGTTATGTTGGTGTTGATTTAGGTCAAACATCAGATTTAACTGCTGTTTCTTATTTAGTTGTAAATGATAATAAATACTATTTCAAAACTCATTACTACCTTCCAGAAGAAGCTTTAAGAACTAAGTCTAACAAAGAATTATATAAAGATTGAAAGCGAAAAGGGCAACTAACTGTAACGCCTGGCAATGTAACCGATTATGAATATATAACTAACGATTTGATGAAGTATTCACAGATTGTAAATATACAAGTAATTGGATATGACAGCTATAATTCTACTCAGTGAGCAATTGATGCAACTGCTAAAGGTTTACCACTTGAAGTTTATTCTCAAACAATTGGAAACTTTAATAGACCAACCAAAGAAATAGAAAGGCTTATATTATCTGACAAAGCAGTTATTGATAACAATGAGATCAACAGATTCTGCTTTAAAAATGTAGTTTTAAAATCAGATCAAAATGGTAACACAAAACCAGTAAAATATATAGACAATAATAAAATTGATGGTGTAATTTCTATGATACAAGCTTTAGGTATGTATTTACAAGTTCCTCATTATTCAAACACAATTTAACATAATACAAATGGCATTTAATGACTGATTTAAAAAGAAATCAACACCTGCACCTATAACAGAAAAAAGAAGCTTTTTTGATTCTTTGATGTATAATTCACAAAGTGGTTATACAACTAACAAAGCTATGCTTCTACCTGCTGTTTATAGATGTGTAGAAGTGATTAGTGATTCTGTTGCACAATTACCTTTAGAACCTTATTTAATTGACAATAACGGTTATAAAACAAAGCATAAAACACACCCAACATACAGACTTTTAAATAGTGAACCGAACAATAAAATGAGCAGGTTTACTTTTATGAAAACATTAGTTCAAAGTGTACTTTTAAAGGGTAATGCTTATGCTTATATAGAAAGAGATCGAAGCGGTAATGTAATAGCATTGCAATTTATAGATAGTTCGTGAGTAACAGTAGTTACAACAGATATACAAAATAATAAATTGATGTATTCAATTACTGGTTTTAATGCTTTAGTAGAGCCTATTAATATGATTCATATACTAAACTTTAGTTATGATGGTATTCGTGGAATAAGTACACTGGAACACGCAAGGTTAACACTTGGGTTAGCTACAGATTCAGAAGCACACGCAGCAGGATTTTTTAAAGGTGGTGCTAATTTAGCAGGTATTTTAAAAGTTGATGGTTCACTACTTCCAGAACAAAAACAAGATTTAAAAGCAGCTTGACAAACTTCATTTAATGCTTCTACTGGAACACCTAACGGGATAGCTGTATTAGAAGGTAATATGAATTTTCAACCTATAACAGTTAGTCCTGTAGATGCACAACTTTTAGAAACAAGACAATTTAATGTAATTGATGTTTGTAGATTCTTTGGTGTTTCACCAATGAAATGTTTTGATCTTACACAAGCTAATTATGCAACTGTAGAAGCTACACAGTTAGCATTCCTCACAGATACACTTTCCCCTTTATTAGAAAAGATAGAACTGGAATTTGAACGCAAACTATATAAACCATCTGAACGAGATACTATAGATGTTAGATTTGATACTTCTGTTTTATTGAGAGCCGATAAAGTATCACAAGCAGAGTATTTTAATAAGCTTTTCCAAATTGGTGTAATGACAGTTAACGAAATTAGAAAGGAATTAGATTTACCTGCTATAGATAATGGTGATAATAGTTTTGTACAAGTAAATACTATTACGCTGCAAAATGCAGTAAAAGAAACACAAATTGTAAATACACAAAAAAATGATGGAATTACGAAACAGTAGTTGAGAATTAAGAACTACAGAAAACAGCAGAACCGTAGAAGGGTATGCTTTAAAATTTAATAAAGAATCTAGGGATTTAGGGGGTTTTGTTGAGGTTATAGAACCAGAAGCATTAGATGGTATTTTAGAACAATCTGATATACTTTGTTTACTAAATCACAGTGAAGATAGAGGTGTTTTGGCACGCTCAAAATTTGGTGTTGGTTCATTAAAATTAGAAGTTGATAATGTAGGTTTGAAATACAGATTTGAAGCACCTAACACTTCACTAGGTGATGAACTTTTAGAAGGTTTAAAACGTGGTGATATTACCACTTCAAGCTTTGCATTTACTATTGATAGTGATGTATGGGAAAAAAGAAGTACTGGTTATCTTAGAAAGATTACAAAGTTTAAACAAATTTTTGACGTTTCACCAGTTTATAAAGAAGCCTATCCAGACACAACAGTAGCACTTAGAAAAATGAATGATTTGAATACAGAAGATTTATCTGGATATTATAAAACCTTAAAAAACAAATTAAACTAATGAAGAACACACTAGAGTTATTAGATGATAAAAATCTATTAAAAGTAAGAGCAACAGAATTAATTTCTAATGCTGAAAAAGAAACTAGAAAACTTAACGATTTAGAAAGTATTCAATTTGATGAAATTACTAAAGAGTTAGCAACTATTGATGCTGAGATCAGAAAGATCGAAGAAGATAATAAAAGAAACCTTAATAAAGTAACAACAAAACAAAAACAAACTATGGAAAATTTTTCATTATTGAAAGCTATTAATGATGTAGCTAACAACCGTCAACTAGACGAAAGAGCATTAGAAATTACTAACGCAGGGCAAGCTGAATTTCGTAAAGCTGGACAAAACACACAAGGTCAAATTGTATTACCAATGGAAACCAGAGCAACAATTTCTGCAACAGTAGCAACTGCTGGACAAGAAGTAGTAGCAGAAGATAAACTTGGAATTTTAGAACCTCTTAGAGCTAATCTAGTAATGGTTCAAGCTGGTGCAACATATATGACTGGTTTAACTGGTACTGTATCTATCCCTGCTTATTCTGGATCAAATGTATTGTGAGCAGGTGAAACTGCTGGTGCATCAGATGGTGCTGGTTCATTCACAGAAGTAACTTTAGAACCAAAAAGAATCACTGCATTTTTAGATATTTCTAAACAGTTCTTGATTCAAGATTCAATTAGTGCTGAATCAATGCTTAAATCTGATATTGTAAAAGCAATTTCAAACAAATTAGAATCGACTGTATTAGGTTCTGTAGCTGGTTCTACAACTCAACCTTCTGGACTTTTATATGGTACTCCTGTTGATACAGAAGATGTAAGTTATTTAGAAGTTGTAGCTATGGAAACAATATTAGAATCTGCTAATGTAACTGGAAAGAAAACGTTTATCGTTTCACCATCTGCAAAAGGTAAATTTAAATCAACTCTTAAAGCAGCAGGTGTTGCAGCAGGTTATTTAATGGAAGGAACAGAAATTAACGGCTATAATACTTTGTCAACTTCTGCTGTACCTTCTAAAGGTGTAATCTTTGGATGTTTTGAAGATTATGTTATTGGACAATGGGGTGGAATTGACTTGACAGTTGATCCTTACACACAAGCAGCTAATGGTAAAGTTCGTTTAGTAATCAATGCTTATTTTGATGCTAAACCTCGTAGAAATGAATCTTTTATAACTGCTATTTTAAAATAGTCTATAATATATGTATTTAACAATCGAACAAGCTAAAAAACACTTGAATCTGGAAGCAGAATTTATTGAAGATGATATTTATATCACTTCACTAATTCAAGTGGCAGAAGCAACTGTTGAATTACATATAAATCAAAAATTAGTTGATGTTGCTGCAATTAATGGTGAGGTTCTACCCTTGCCATTATTGCACGCAATGCTTTTAATGATTGGTAATTTATATGCAAACAGGGAAATGATAAGTTTTGCAAGTAAAACTACAGAAATACCTTTTAACTATAGATACCTTTTAGATTTTTACAAAAACTATTCAAACTAAATTTATATGATACCAGCGGGAACACTGTTATATAGTTTAATATTTAAAGAAAATCAAACTGTACAATCTGAATCGGGAGCAGTTACAAAACACTTAACTGAACTACTTAAATGCAGAGCAGCTAAAGTTAAACAATCTGGTAATTACTCATTAGATTCTAAAGAATTATTTCATAGTAATACAATAGCTTTTAAGATTAGATATAATAAACTATTATCTGAATTATTAATTGTTGAATATGAAAAGAATGATTATAAAATAAACTCTTTTGATAGAAATCTATTTGATAATTCAATTGATATTATACTAGAAAAAATTAATAAATAAAATGGAAATTCAAACTACATTAATTGATTATGATCGAGTTTACAAAGCTATTGATAATCTAAAGGATTTTCAAAAAGATAAAGTTGTAGGTCAAGGTTTAAAAGATGCAACAGGATTGTTTATTAATGCAGGTAAACAGAATCTAAGAGATAGAATGAAATCCAAAAAAGGTGATTCTGGTAATTTATTGAAGTCTTTTAAAAACAAACTAAAACGTTCAAGTTTAGGAGCAATTGCTGGATTCAATCAATTAGGTATGCACGCACATCTTTTAGATATGGGTACACAAGTAAGAACTACTAAAAGTGGAGCAAACAGGGGGAAAGTAGAAGGTAATAGTTTCTGAAAAGATGCTATTGAATTAAACGAAACCGCTGCAATTGAAAAAGTTTATAGTGGTATTGAAAGAGCAATTACAAACATAATTAATAAAGGGTAAGATGATTACAAAAGCATTTACAAAATTTTCAATTACAACAGAATTAAGAAAATTAATTGTTGCAGATAGTGGTCTAACTAATTGAGTAGGTACTAATGTATTTCCAATAGTTGCACCAGAAGGAACAGAAGGCGATACTATAATTTATTATAGGGAAAAGTACGCTAAACAACACACTCAATTTGGAATTTATGAGGAAAAATGTAATGTTACTTTTATAATTGTTTCAGAAGATTATGACAGAAGTATTGCAATAACAGAAGCCTTAAATGATTTAATTGAAGGTATTCACCAAAATAAAGACAACTACAATTATGAATGTAGATTAGTAGATTCAATTGAGGATTTAATAGATAAAAAATATATTCAGACTTTACAGTTTGAAATCAAATAACAAACAATAAAACAAAATAAAAATGTCAACATCATATAATTCAAATACCGATTTAGTAAAAGGTAATAACTTAATGTTATTTGTAGGCTCAACACCTATTGCATTTGCAAAAACTTGTGATTTATCAATTAGTGCAGCATCAATTGATACAACTAATAAAATGTCAGGAAATTGAAAAGCTAGTTTAGCTGGACAAATTTCTTATACAATTTCATCAGATTTTTTATATACAACTGTAGCGGGTGATACTTCATTCGATACTCTTTTAGCTAGTCAAATAGCAGGTAGTTCTGTTAGTTTTACAATTGGACTTGCAGATCCTGCAACTTTTGCATTAACTGGAACAGGTCTTTATACAGGAACAGCACACATTACATCTTTAACTATGAAAGCAGAAGATAATGCAATAGTATCTTGTTCTGTATCTTTAGAAGGTTCTGGTGCTTTGGTTAAAGTGTCAGCGTAATAAGATCAAAAATTTAAAAGGCGGTGATTATACCGCCTTTTGTTTTA